TACGAAAGCATAATCGTAATGCTGGAATTATCAGTATGTGTGTTGGTTGGGTTGTTCTTGCACTTTTTGCTGAAGGTCTCCTTCGACTTATTGGAGTGATTGATCCTATTTTCCCATGGCTCAACATACACTTATAATTGAATGGATAGGTATCATCCTTGCCCTGGTATTTGGAGTGACTATGTTTTGTCAAGGTCATGCCATCTTTCATGGCAAATACGGTTACAAACACACCGAGCGTGAAAAGAAAAAAATGTCGGACGCTCGAAAACAAGTAGAGGATTTATTTAAAAAATGAAAGTAGGAATGATCGGACTTGGACGGATGGGTGAAGGAATGTCCCGCCGTCTTATCGCAGCAGGACATGAAGTACATGGGTATCGCAACAACTATAAAAAATCTGAAGAGCAATTTGAAGCGGGTTATATCAGTGGATGTACCACTTCTATTGAAAATCTTGTTCAAGTAGTCCATCAACAAGATGGAATGATTGGCAAGGCTCCTGGCGTCTTCATGATGGTAGTACCAGCAGAAACAGTAGAGGACACACTCAATGAGCTATTACGGTTTTGTGGTGAGGGAGATATTATTATTGATCATGGCAATAGTAATTTTAAGGATTCTCGCAGAAGGGCGGACAGGTTATCTAAACTTGGCATGTCGTATATTGACTGCGGTACTAGCGGTGGTGTTTACGGTCTGGAGCGTGGATACTGTCTTATGGTTGGTGGTGCAAATTTTGCAGTATCCGTCTGCCGTCCAATCTTTGATGCACTCGCACCAGGCATTAAATCTGCCCCTCGCACAGGTGACGGAGATTTCGTATGGTATCCTGAAGAGTTTGGATGGATGCACTGCGGCAATCCTGGGGCAGGTCACTTTGTAAAAATGGTGCATAATGGAATTGAATATGGAATCATGCAAGCGTATGCGGAAGGATTCAACATTCTCCATGAAGCAAACTCAGGTGCTAAGTATGTCAAAGAAGGAGACGCAGAAGTCGCTCCCATGGATTGTCCAGAAGATTATTGCTACGACATTAACGTTGCTAAGGTTGCTGAGTTATGGCGTCGTGGTAGCGTGGTTGGCAGTTGGTTGCTTGATCTTACCGCTGATGTTTTACGGAGCGATAACGAGCTCGATAACTTCGATGGGGGGGTCAGTGATTCTGGCGAGGGTCGTTGGACTGTCCATGCTGCTGTGGATCTTGGCGTACCCGCTCCTGTTATCAGCAGTGCGCTGTATGAGCGTTTTAACTCACGCCGTCTTGGCGCTTTCGCGTCCAAGATTTTAAACGGTATGCGGTATATGTTTGGGGGACATAATGTTAGGTGAATACTTACTATGGCTTGCCCCGATCTTTATATGTGCCACCATCACATTTGGAAGATATAAAGGAGAAAATAACTATTATGATTCGGACGACTATGACGGAAACGGCACCGCTCACTAAGGGAATTGTTATCTTTGGAGCAACGGGAGACCTTTGCAAGAAGAAACTGATTCCTGCACTCTACAAACTTTGGCAGAAGGAATTGCTGCCAGAGAATTTTTTAATCACTGGTTGTGCTAGGAGAGATCCTGGCACAGATATATGGAAACAATCTTTAGGTGAATACCCTGAAGAATTTCTGCATCATCTAGATTACGTTTGCGCGGACTTAGACAATGTTGATACTCTCGATAACCTTCCTAATTGGACTGACGACAACACTTATTTTCTATCCGTACCTCCAGAGAGATACTCCAACGCAATCACAAATCTCAAATCATCAGGACGACTCGACAATCCAGACAGATCCCGTGTGGTTGTGGAGAAACCCTTTGGGTACGATTTTAAATCTGCTAGTGCTCTACAGTCAGTGGTGGAGCGACATCTACGCGAAAAGCAAGTCTATCGCATTGACCATTATCTTGGCAAAGATACTGTTAATAATATACTTGCTACTCGGTTTAGTAATATTTTGCTTGAGCCACTTTGGAATCGCAATTACATAGAAGAGGTGCAGATTTATGCTACCGAAACCATTGGGTGTGAAGGACGTGCTCAATATTATGAGACTTCTGGAGCAGTCCGTGATATGCTTCAAAACCATATCTTGCAGGTGCTTGCGCTCATTGCTATGGAAGCACCCTGCCGAATGTCAGCAACTGAAGTCAGAAGAGAAAAGACAAAAGTCTTAGCTGCTACTAGAATGTCACCATCTATCATACTTGGACAATATGAAACATACCGTAGCGAAGAGGGCGTTGATCCTAAGTCTCACACTCCTACCTATTTTGCTGGTACTTTATTCGTCGATAACTGGCGTTGGGAGGGAGTTCCTTTTAATGTCATGACGGGTAAGAAAATGCCTTATGGTTGTGTAGAGGTTGTTATTAAACTAAAAGCACCTCCGCTTAAATTGTACGAAGGCGAAGTAAAAGATAGGATCGTCATGCGTCTTCAACCCAATCCCCATCTTGATATTCGTATGGATATCAAATCTCCTGGTCTCAATGATGATTTGGAGATTGCTACATTAACACATGACTATCCTGAAGAGAGGGCAGTTGATGGATATGAAAAACTTCTTTTTGATGCAATCAACGGAGATCAATCTCACTTTGTCCATGCAGAAGAAGTAATGGAGTCATGGCGTATTGTTGATGATCTTCTTTGTGAAGGTGATCAATGCCAGATTCGCACTGTCCCGTATATCTACGGAGAAGGCACTTGGGGTCCTTGGCATAAAGTAGATCAACTGGGAATTGATTGGGACTATCCAGCATGATTTTATTTGTGCGCCACACAATGGAAAGTCCAGTTGGATTGGGTGTCCTTTCTTTTCTTTTAGTCTTTGTGCCTATCGTTGGTATGCACCTTATCCATAAATATAATTGGCAGCACTGGGAGCCATTCACACGCCATGTATCGGGAGAAACATCTGCAGAAGAAGAGTGATGAGTGTGCAAAACTTTGGAGGGAGTGGGAATCTCTATGGCGAAAAAAGCGTTAGGTGCGCCTGATGCTAGAAAAGCCTGGTGCAAATGTTGTGATGAGTTTAGCACAATGTGCCACTTGGAAGCAACAACCAATCCTAGATATAAAGATATGAAGTTTGATTGGAATGAACCTCCTCCTCCGCCCCCTTGAAGATATAAATAGCCCCGTATGGAGTGTGATTATCTCTATCATCATTCTCCTGATAGGAGTGTCTTGGGTTATTAGATATATACTACTAGTTGACACTAGAGAGGCACAAGATCATGGGAGCCATGACACCACCAAATCGGAAGAGTTGCTACAACTTTCGAGTGATAGAGATCAATAGAGTTCTCGATGGAGATACGATCGATGTCACAATTGATCTCGGTTTTGACCTTTATAAAAAAGAGAGAGTTAGAGTTGCTGGTGTGGACACGCCAGAGAAAAGAACCCGTGATCTCGAAGAAAAGGAGTTAGGCATTGACGCAACAAACTGGCTCAAAGAGAAACTGGAAGGTGCTTTGGCTGGTGACGATGATCTTGTTATCCGCACTGAACTTGTTGGCGGCGTCGGTAAGTATGGTCGTCTTCTGGGGTGGTTATACCTGGGGGATGCAGCAGTGTCACTCAATGAAGAAATGATCGAAGAAGGGTATGCTTGGGCATACGATGGTGGCACCAAACAGAAAAATTTTGAAGAGTTACGAGAGATTCGTAGGGCACATGGCACTTTAGTATGAGTAATCAAGAGCAATATTTAGGCAATCCTAATCTAAAAAAAGCAAACGTTGCACAGGAGTTTACTCCAGAGCAAGTTGCTGAGGTATTGAAGTGCTCAGAGGATCCAGTATATTTTATCAAAAACTATATCAAGATTGTTTCTCTGGATAAGGGTCTTATTCCATTCGACATGTATTATTTCCAAGAGGAAATGGTGCAGAAGTTTCATGACAATAGATTTAATATTGCAAAACTACCTCGTCAGTCTGGTAAGTCTACTATTGTTACTTCATACCTTTTGTGGTATGTCCTATTCAATGCAAATGTCAATGTAGCAATTCTCGCTAACAAAGCAGCAACTGCTCGCGAGATGCTACAACGTCTACAATTATCATATGAAAATCTCCCCAAGTGGCTCCAGCAAGGAATCCTCCAATGGAATAGAGGATCACTGGAATTGGAGAATGGAAGTAAAATCTTGGCTGCATCTACTTCTGCTAGTGCCGTCAGGGGTATGTCTTTTAACGTCATTTTTCTGGACGAATTCGCTTTCGTTCCGAATCATGTTGCTGACCAGTTTTTCAGTTCTGTTTATCCTACTATCTCATCTGGTAAATCTACCAAAGTTATTATCATCTCTACCCCTCACGGGATGAATATGTTTTACAAACTCTGGCATGATGCCGAGCGTAAAGCAAATGAATATATTCCAACAGAAGTCCACTGGTCAGAAGTGCCAGGTAGAGATGCAGCGTGGAAAGAGCAGACAATCAAAAACACGTCGGAGCAACAATTCCGAGTTGAGTTTGAATGCGAATTCTTAGGATCTGTCGATACACTTATTAGTCCATCTAAGTTGAGGACAATGGTATATGGAGATCCAATCAAAGAAAGGAATGGACTTGCACTGTATGAAAATTGCAAGGAAGGTCACAGTTATGTAATTACTGCTGATGTATCTCGTGGAGTATCTGGAGACTACTCAGCATTTCTTGTTATAGATACAACAGAGATACCATATAAACTGGTAGCAAAATATAGAAGTAATGATATTAAACCAATTCTATTTCCAAACATCATTGTAGATGTAGCAAAAAATTATAATCATGCATTTGTATTAGTAGAAGTAAATGATGTTGGCGGACAAGTTGCTGATATTATTCAATATGATCTTGAATACGATAACCTCTTAATGTGTGCAATGAGAGGACGTGCTGGTCAACAACTTGGTCAAGGGTTTTCTGGTAAGAAGACTCAAATGGGAATCAAAATGTCTACAGCAACTAAACAAATTGGATGCTCCAATTTGAAGGTGTTGCTTGAAGATGATAAATTCTTATTGAATGACTATGATTGTATTGCAGAGTTGACAACCTTTATTCAAAAGGGAGTATCATTCCAAGCAGAAGAAGGATGTAATGATGACCTCGCAATGTGCATGGTTATTTTTGCTTGGATGGCAATGCAACCATACTTCAAAGAATTGCATGACAACGATGTCCGCCAAAGAATCTATGAAGATCAAAAAGATAACATAGATCAGGACATGGCACCATTTGGATTTATGGACGATGGTTTGGGTGATGAGTATTTTGCAGACGCGCAAGGTGATGTGTGGCAAACCGCAGAATACGGAGATAGATCCTATATGTGGGAGTACAGGTAAGGTTTCAAAAATATAAATAATCCTAGACTATCGTTGACACAATTCTAGGAGTTTCCACATGAGTGTATCCAATCAGCTATCTCCTGGGGTAGTTATTCAGGAAAGGGATCTTACTGCAGTAACTACACCTGTTGGACTAAATGTTGGTGTACTTGCTGCACCGTTTACCAAAGGTCCCGTTGAGGAAATCTTTGAAGTATCTACAGAAAGAGATCTCGCCGCAGTTTTTGGTGAGCCTAATGACTACAACTACGAGTACTGGTTTACAGCATCCCAGTTTCTTTCTTATGGTGGCGTCCTGAAGGCAATTCGCCTTAACGCTGCTTCCCTTAAGAATGCTGTTAACACTGGCACTGCTCCCCTGATCAAGAATCTGCAAGAGTATGAGAC